GTCAGAGATTTGATCTGGCTTTTATTAAAAGTGTATGAACTGTAAGTATCAATATCTTTCTCAATGAAACAGAATATTGTCTTCTCGGGTCTCTTATTACTATCATCAATGACTTCAGCGATTGAATAAACGCCTTCCATTCTTGGTGTAATAACATAGAGACAGAAATCACACTCTTCTCTTTCTTTGAGTTCCTGTTTGTAGCATTCCTCTGTCCAATCTTCTACAACAGGATTGAAATAATCTATCTTTAGATTCTTTTCAAACTCTTCACGCCATTTAGAATTCGCACAAGTTCCCCCCAAGAAGCATTTCATAATTTGTCTCCTTGTTCTTGTCCAGGTAAAAGCATAGCTTTCAATAATTCTTTATCAATTTCATCTCGGATTTCTTTGGATAGTGCTTCAGCCAATTCTTTTTCTAAGTCCAATCCAAAACACATCTGCATTGGTTGAGCTTTTTCCAGACTCCATTTAGCCATAAGTTTTCTTGCTTTTATCAGTAAACCAAAAGGAGTCTCTTTCTCGTCTTCAAGTTTCTCTAACCAATTAGGTACTGGATAGTTTGTAACATTCGTGACCTGTTTGATTAGTTCTAAATCGGTTTTATATAATCTCCACTTAATCATACAAAGAATACCTTGTCGTAAATTGAATTTGTAAAGAAAGGTTCAAGTTCTGAATAAGTGAACTTATCTTTTTTCAAATACATCAAAACATCATTCACATCCCATTTTTCCCTCTTAGGTAATTTATATTCCTTAATAAACTTCTTCCAACAGAAGACATATTCCCCTCTGGTTAAAAGTTCAATTACTTTCTGCTTTGTTTCTACTCTTCCAGTTGTCTTGGAAGGAACCGTATCATAGTCAATCAAGAATCTTTTGTGAGGAAAACCTTTCAATCTTTCATCATCAATCTTGACACCAGTAACCGCAACGGAGTTTTCTACAAACATACTATCAATCGGACCTTCAAGAATAGGGACTGGTTTGCTTTTATCTGCGTGGTAGAAGTTGTAAACACTAATATATTCACCGGCTCTTGAAAGATACTTCGGATTCATATTGTCAAGCAGACTTCTACCTTGATAGTAATAAATCTTTCCGTGATTATCAAAGAAAGGAATGATGAGTCTGTTCCTATACATTCCACCAGTTGCTACATAGAACTTTGTCCAAATTTCTTCTGGTATCCCACGACTCTCGCAGAGTTCAACGGCTTTCTGAAACAAAGGATCGGTGCCTTTCAGAATAGGAACAAAGTATTTTGTGTGTTTCTTTTCTGGACTCTTCTTTCTGACTTTTGGATTCTCAACTTTAGGCAATGGTTTTTGCTTTGTATTCTTTGTCCTCAAGATTTCACTGTAGTAGTCTTTGTAGTAATGAGGATAGAATTCTTTGAGCCACGCACCAACAGGTTTCTTGTAATAGCAATTATGGCAGAAATACATCCAAGGTTTTTTCTTCTTGAGAATATACCCTCGTTTCTTTGACTTAGATTTTTGAGAGTCACCACAAATTGGACAACGGAAATTGTAGTAATCGTATCCCTCGGTTACATTCCCCAATGTCGCCATCACCAAACGAATTTGGCGTTCAAGCGCAATGTCGTTCTCAAACTCATTAAAGCTCATGGTATCTCTCAAAAAATATGGGGAGAGCGAACTCTCCCCATTCTGTTATAAACATTCAAACGAACAATTAAGCGTCTTCGTTCTGGAGTTCATTGAAGAACTCATCATCGTTCCCCTCAAACACGGTTCCCTCGGCAACCTTTGTAGTTTCTTCCTTTACCTCTGCTTGTGGAGTAGGAGATGAAGTCTGTTGAGGAGCGGGAGATGAAGTTCCCTTGGTTCCGACAACACGATTGAACCTTGATTCAAGATCGGCATAAGGCTTGAATGCTTCTGGTGAAACAAACTCTGTCAAGCCAAAAAGACTGTTATGAACTTTTTCAATTTCTTCATCTGTTCCAAGAGGGGAAGGAGCATCAAACTGACAAGTATCATAGTTAGGCATCTTTACAGCACCAACCTGAATCTTCTTGATGATGAGTTTGAAGTCAGCACCATCGTAGTAATCAAAGACCATTACTGGTTCGTCAATTGAATCTTCACCCGGCTGAATCTTTTCCATAATCTTGTCATGGACTTTCTTTCCATACTTGTAGAGCCAAACCTTGCCCTCGTTTTCTGGATTTGCTGGGTCCTTAATGACCAAGATGTTAGAGTAATAATTCTGCTTTCTCTTTCTTTTTCTTACGGTATCAGGATCGGTGTCCCAAAGAGCCGAGTTAGCCTTACAAGCAGGACATTCCTGTTTGAGAGTGGTTGGACAATTCTCAATGTACCATCCACCAGGGCCTTTGATTGAATGACTGAAGACACTTACAAAAGGTACATCAGTATCAGGTGAAGGAAGGAAACGGATAATTGCTTGAGCGGTTCCGTTATCGTTAAACTGTGGGTAATAAACTCTTTCATCTTTGAAAGAATTTCCACCTTTCTTTTCAGCCTGTTCCTTGATCTTGTTCATCGCGGTGGACCAGTCTGTTCCAAACTTTCTCTTCTTTGGCATACTTACCTCCTTAAAGGATTTTTTTTATTTGAAATGCAATCTCAATGAATTGCTCGTGTTCTTTACTATAATTAATTATATCGTCTTTTTTGGTTTTTGTCAAGCAGTTTTCGTAATTTCTTATGAAAAAAGTTGGGGAAATTTTACCATTTTTTGTAAGCACATATGCTATACTTGTTCCATCTTCTTTCACATGAAAGTAATCACAAATACCTTTCTTAAAACCAATCTCATCGTGGATTTGTTTCAATAACTTTAAGTCTTCCTTTCTTCTTTTCTCAGTGAATAACTTAGCAACTTCAAGGATATGTTCCGGCTTGATCTTGTATAGATTTACTTTCTTCCCATCAATCATATATCTGTAAAGCAAATATACAGCAAGTTCCTTCAAAGAATAATATCCATTCTCAATATCATTATACAATCGCTTAGCATTGTCGGCGTAATACTTGGAAGACTTTTGGAATCGGATTCCATGAGACTTTTTGAACAAGTCCATTTCTTTTCCGGTTCTTATATAGTCTTCAATATTACGAATTACAGAGAAAACTAATAAAGTAGTGTTTGCCACAATTACCCCAATATTTCTTCAAGGTTTGTTTCTTCCAACTTAATATGAAATTTAGAGGACAATTCTTTCTTCAATTCAAACTTGGATTCACCATCAAAGACAGTCAGTATTTTTTTGAACTTGGCAAATTGTTCTTCAAAGAACATTATCATTTCAGTCAATGATATGTTTGTTTCTTTTTTGGCTCTTCTTATCAAGAGGTTAAATCTACTTTGCTCTGTTGCACTCAGCTTGGTACCGTCAAAGATAGACTTAATTTTCTCAAGTTCATATCCATTTTCTTCCATCCATTTGTAGAATTCGTTTCTTAAAATTTCTGAGATAACTTCACTCTCATTTGATTTGTTATGGATACTAAACTGGCTATCAAGTGTCACAATTTGGTTTTTAGACATTAGAACTCCTTATTCAAATTCAATCATTTTACCGAACTTATCATCTGTATCTTTCTTCAACACATTTTTTACATCATTTACTGCGTCGTCCACCTTCTTCTTTTTATCCTTATCACTTGGCGGGTTTTTGGTAATTGACTTTGCGGTATTCTCCGTAACAGAATCATCGTCCTCAAAGACACGCATCTTGTAATAGTCTACGTTGACAGTCATTTTCTTCTTGTTTAAACCATATCTGTTCTTGAGAATAATCCAAACATACTTACCCATGTTTCTCATTTCCTCGGACTGAGTAACACCAATGATAACATCAGCGGTTGCCGCTGTTCCGATTGAATCAGAAATATCTGTCAAGTCAATCTCAGCATCACCAAATCCACCACGGTTTGTTTGAACCGCGGATACGATTGGGATTCCAAGTTCTACTGCTAATGCTCTGACCTCTTCGGAAATCCTCTTGACTTCAAGGTATGAGTTGTCACCCTTGTTCTTATAGATCGGATTCATAATACCAAGATAGTCAATGAATATTATATCTGGAACAAACTTCTTACGAACTTTCAATTCCTTTATGAGATTGCGAATATGTCCAGTATGAATCGTTCTTGGGGGATATTCCTTGACAACTAATTTATGGTGAACCTGTTTCTTAATCTTCTCAAACTTCTCATGGAATTTGTTGCGAGGCATCATCTTCAAATCTTCAGTAGCAACATCAAACATATTAGACATGATTCTTTCAGAGATTTTATCTTCTGACATTTCACACGACACATAAAGAACATTCTTGTTACGAAGTATTGTATCAACGGCACCAGATGCCATGATAAGGGATTTACCAAGGTTAGTTTCTGCCATATATAGAGTCAATGACTTCTCATGGTAACCACCTTCAATCACCTTATTCAAAACACTAATACCAGTCGGAATGACTCTATCCTTGTTGTGAAGGTGATTGTACAATCTCTCTTCTTCCTCAAGGAAGTCCAATCCAACCTTTGTATCAAAACTGAATGCGATCGCTTCTCTCAAGTCGTCTGGTGATTTCTTGAGTTCTTCGCTTTTGCCATTCGTAAGATTCATCGCAATCTCTACGTTGACATTGTGAATTAGCTTTTCTCTGATAAACTCTTCAATTTCTTCTAACAAAAATTCTGTTTGATATTCAGTCACATCCATATTCATAATTTCAACGAGTCTGTTATACACATCCTCGCTGTCAAGTTCCAAACGCATCTCTGATACAGTTGGGAACTTTTCAAATCTCTCATTCATTGACAACATTGTTTTTGAAATCTGGAGATTCTTCTGGTCTTCAAAGATTTCTGGTACGAGAAAAGGAACAGCCTTCTCTCGTACCTCGTCTAATGTAAACAGAAACTTGAGTAATACTTTCTCAAAGAATATTGCGTCCATTTACTTGACCTTCTTTTTGGTTGACTTTTTGATTTCTTCTGTCATAAGATTTAAACCATCTGTCTCCGTGGAAATATCCAAAGTATCGTTGTGAGTATATTTCTCTTCCAACCATGCTTTGAAATTGGTGTCCTTGAAGATTGGCAACCAAAAATCAGAATTGTAAATTGTATTTTCCTTAACTTCCTTATCGTTCTCAACACAAGGTCTACTGTAATATCCTTGCTTTGGTTTTACAACAACACCACAATCAATAGCATCATCCAGAATTCCATAGAAGATATCAAGACCACCATTGACCTTAATTCTGAACTTCAATTTGGAATTCTGTTTTGACCATCTTGACTTGTATGTTTCTGCGGTGATGATATAACCAATAATTGTTGGGTCACTTGCCGATTGCTTTTCTTTGGCACGACTTCTTCCCAAGACAATTGCTTCACTATTGAACTCAATCTTTCTTCCACCAGGAATTTTGATCGTGTCTCCCATTCCACCAACATTGTCATAAACGTGGTTGACAACAAAGAAAGTTGCTTTCGTGTTCAACATAATATTGGATAGATTGTTTTTCTTCTTGGGGATTGTAAAGTCTGCTTTGTCGTTACCAGTTAGTGCGTTGTCCATAGTTTTTGAAGTTACCAATGAACCCCAACTATCAATAACGAAAAGAATGTTTTTCCTTTCATCTTTAGGAACCTCTTTACAAACAGTGGTTATGATTCCACTTACATCTTCAATACTGTTTTCTTGGAGAACCACCAACTTCTCTGGACTAATATCAATTCCAATCGCCTGTGCAAAATTAAAACTAAACGCTCTTTCAGTATCAATAATACAAACCTGCATTCCTCTCTTCTGAGCATTCTTTACAAGACCATAAGCCACGAAAGATTTACCAAGCATTGATGAAGCAGCAATTTGTGTGATTCTTCCGACTGGAATTCCACCGTCCATTTTTCCACTAAACAGTAGATTAAGTGTAATTACATTTGTAGATAAAAAGTCAACCTTTTCGTCTTCTTCAAAAAGATAAGATGATAACGCAGGACTATCCTTAGTTGCCTTATCTTTTAAAATAATATCGTATAGATTTTTCATTAGAGTTCCCTCCTTTTGACCGAATTACTCTATTGTAATGATAACATATTTTTGTGGAAATGTCAATCTAAAATTGGATGAATTCGGATAAAGTATTCTCTTCTACTTCAATCTG